GTATGGAGGTCAAGCTAATGACGTTGATGCACGGAAGGAACGCAGCTATCTATATTAACGGTGTCGATTTATCAGGTGAATTAAATGCCATCAACCCCATGAGCGAACAGGACATGCACGACATAACCGTCTTTGGGCATCTGGGTAATTCAGTCTATCCGGGGTTGGCGAAAGATACGGCGACTATCGAAGGTCTATATACAGATACTGAACGGGCGGTGTTTGAGGGGATGATCCAACTTGCCAGTGGTTATGGCATGATGGTCTTCTATGATAAAACGGCTGCTACAACCGGCAGTCCGGCCCATGCCTGTAATGAGGTTATGCTGAAAAGTAACAGCATAAAAAGCGTGGTCACTGATGTTAATCGGGTATCTGTTTCCCTTAACACCGTTAACCGCCCATTTGAGCATTGCGTTATGTTGACGAGCGGGATAGCAACGGCTACAGCTACCACTAACGGCACTATTATAAATTTGGCAGGTTCCTCAGCTACAACTGGAGGTGCTGGTTATGCCCAAATAACTCACGTTGGCAGTACCGGCCCCGTGACGTTATTAATTAAACACAGTTCAACAGGTGCGTTCGCTGGAGAGGAAACTACGCTGGTAACATTCGCCGCGGCTTCTTCTTCAGAGGCACAACGGGTAGCTTTTACGAGTCAAGCATTCCAGTATCTGCGTTATGTTGTAAGTGCCATCACGGCCACTACAGCGTCTTACGCAGTAGCCTTACATGGAGATAGTTGGTAATAAACGACAGGAGGTAAAAAACAATGGCACTTACACACGGGAGAAATCTATATTTTGCGGTGAGCACCCCATCAGCCGGGGCTATGGCTGCCATCAGCGCGTACACTACGGAGGTAAGCGGACTACCAGGTGAGCAGGACTTGGGCGATATAACTGTTGGCGGCAATGTGGGCTACAGCTACTATCCGGGACTGCAGAAGGCGTCATTCACTTCAGTGCATACGATGGATACTGCTACCACGGCCGCATGGGAGAAATTCAAATCATTTCAGTCCCTTCAGCAAACTTACCCTAACCCCTCCACATCATGGGGGATTCAGTACGCTCCGGCAGGCACAACGGCTGGCTACCCAATGATCACGCTCAACGCCTTAATCAAATCTATTGCGTTCTCAGCCAAGACTACGGACCCGAATATATTTTCTGTTAGCTGGGATATGAATGCCGGGACTACCGGAGTAACAGTCGGCATCTGTTCTTAAAGGAGGATACATGGGTAAATATTTTCTCGATGATGAGAAGGTGCGTGTCGAATTCAAGGACAAGGAGTGGGTTGACATCAAGGAAGAGCTGACCCAGGCAGACCAAGATTACATTATGAACCAGATGACCTCTTCAGGTCAGAACGGCAGAACGGCTACGATAGAATTCAAGCTCGGTCAGATGGGTCTATTGGAGCGGTCTATAGTGGATTGGAGCTTTACCGATGGTGAAACTAAGGTACCTGTAACCGCTGAGAATATATCCCGTCTGCGCCTCCGCTACCGGACTAAAATCCTTGAGGAAATTAACAGTCTCAATGAGAAGGCTGGGGAGTTCGTCCGAAAAAACTAACTGAGGGCATCTTTCTGGAGGTATATAAAGCTCTTTCACTCGGTGAAACACTGCATGGCGAGGATGCCCGCCACTGGAAACGTTATCGCATAATGAAAGAGATGGGCTGGACGCTATATGAGTACAACTCGTCTCCGGCTTATTTTATTGATGAGCTTTGGGCGTTTATCGCAACGGAATCAAAGGCGGTTAGTGATGCACAGGAGAAGTAATGGCTACTGAATTAGAGATACTCGTCAAAATGAGAGACGAGGCTTCTAAACAATTGAATACTCTTACCTCCAATATTAAGCAACACCAGAAGGCAATCGGCATCGGGATGGTTGCGGCTGGTGGTGCAATTATGGCTGGCCTCGGTATGTCCATGAAGGCTGCTGCCGATTTCGAGGGGGCCATGCGAGAAGTTAATACCATGATGGGACTCTCACAGGGGGGATTCGCTGCCTTCTCAAAAGATGTCCAGAAGCTATCCACTGACCTGGGAGTGGATGCTGTAGAATCTGCCAAGGCTATGTACCAGGCTATCTCTGCCGGCATACCCGAAGGGAATGCTATTGAGTTCCTAACGATAGCAACAAAAGCTGCTATTGGAGGTGTGACGGATACTAAGACGGCTGTCGATGGGTTATCTACTGTCATAAATGCTTTTAAACTCCCATTATCGGACACTCAAAAAGTAGCAGATTTAATGTTCACCACTGTCAAAGGCGGTAAGACTACCTTTGAAGAATTATCGGCTTCCTTGTTTCAAGTAGCTCCTATAGCGGCGGCTTCAGGGGTGAGCTTTGAAGAGGTCTCTGCGGCCTTGGCCACTATGACAAAGCAAGGCGTACCGACTAAGATAGCTACTACCCAACTCAGGCAGGCTATGGTAGCTCTTCAGAAGCCTACAGCCGATATGAGTAAAGTCATCCAGGGCATGGGTTACGAATCAGGGCAGGCTATGCTTGGGGAATTAGGCCTTGCTAAGACGCTAAATGTATTGAGAGATTCAACTGAGGGCAGCAACGAACAGCTAATGGCAATGTTTGGTTCGGTTGAAGCGGGCGCCGCTATCTTGGCTCTCACTGGGGACAATGCCTCAATGTTAACCGCTGATTTAGAGGCTATGGCTAAGTCTGAGGGAGCTGCTACGGATGCTTTTAATGAAATGGAGAAAGGAGCATCACGCCAGATGGCGGCCTTAAAGGAATCTGTTCAAGGTATTACAATCTCAATAGGCAATGCGCTTCTACCTATACTGACCGACCTTATCGAAACTATGAAGCCCGTGATTGAAAGTATCAAAAATTGGGTAGCGGAGAACCCGGAGATGACTAAGGTCATTGTCATAGCATCCTTAGCCTTGGGTGTATTGCTGACAACTCTGGGTGGGTTATTACTCGTACTGCCAGGTATAATAGCCGCTGGACCTCTCGTGGGGGCTGCCTTTACCCTTATGCTTGGGCCTGTAGGCCTTGTGATTGCGACGGTAGCTGCTCTAATCGCCATCGGTATCCTTCTTTGGAAGAACTGGGACAAGGTCAAGTTATTCTTTATCGGGATGTGGTTGACTTTGACCGATATTTTCAAGGTTGCCTGGGACACGATAAAGCAATATACGATTGACCCGCTCCTGGCTGCTGTAGGCTGGATTACAACCACATGGGGGACACTTATTACTTTCTTTTCTGGATTGGTAGTTAGTATGAGGGCTATCTTCAATCAGATAGCTCAGGCCATGTACCAACCTATTAAAATCGCCATTGACTGGATCATCAATATGGTCAATAATATGATACGGGCCATAAATATGGCCACCACTAAGGTAGGAATTAGTATTCCAACAATCCCTTTCAAGATGCCCGATCTGCCATCCTTTGACCAAGGCGGCATAGCCATGAAGCCTATGATAGCCCGCGTCGCTGGCAATGGACCCGAGGCGATGATCCCACTAAACAAATTAGATACTATGGGGGGCAATAGAAGGGTCAATATCATTGTGGAGCTGGATGGGAAGGCAATCGCCAGGGCCATCGGACTACCCTTAGTTGACCTTATTAGAGTCAGAACAGGAGCTAGAATCTAATGCCGGTTTCAGTCACTGTAGACGGCAATGCTGTCGAGATAATCATTGACAGCCTGCAAAACGAAAACCGCATCGAAGAGCGCTCGACTGCCTCATTTCTAGTGAGAGATATTAGCGGGGCTGCGAATTATGTCAGGGGTATGCCGGTATCAATTTCAGATCCGGATGCCACGGTGATATTCGCTGGTTTTATTGACACCCCCGGCAGATATCAGGTAGGTATTGGCTCTGCCCTGCTGCACGATATATCCTGCATGGACAATCACTACCTGGCTGATAAGCGGTTAGTTGTGAAATCCTATACCAGCGAGACACTCAAAACTATAGTTGAGGATATCCATACCGATTATCTGGCCGCCGAGGGTATTACCATCGGGGAAGTCCAGACGGGGCCTACTATTGAATCAGCCATATTTAACTATGTCAAAGCGTCTGAAGCCTATGACGCCTTGAAGGAATTGTCCGGCTTTATCTGGTACATTGATAAAGACAAGAAACTATACTTTATTAACCGGGCTACTAATCTCGCTCCCTGGAACCTGGACGGGGTAACCTACAACCCGATTAAGGAGAGCGTCCATCTTAGTGGGGGCAATCCTCTGTATCGCAACCGGCAGTATATCAAAGGCGGTACTGGACTCACAGCGCAGCAAGTAGAAACTTTTACCGGCGATGCTGTCACCGTAGCCTTTACAGTTGGCTATCCCATCTCTGTCGCTCCAACGGTAACCGTGAACGCGGTCGGCCAGACTGTTGGGATTAAGGGCATAGACACCGGCAAACAATGTTACTGGAGCAAGGGCGATAATACCGTGACCTTTACGGCAGCTCCGGGTGCGGTGGCTGTCATCGTCACGTACTACGGCGAATACCCCCTAATCGCCAGAGCTGACAGCATATCCGGTATAGCCGACAGACTAGCCATTGAGGGTGTCGGCACTGGCATAGTCGAGGAGATGGTCACCGAGACTCAGCATGACACGGTTGCCGGTATCAGGGAATCAGCCAAGGCCAAGATTACCGAATTCGCCCGTAATGCTGAGAAGTTCGTCTATCAGACTACCGACGCCGGTCTATCTCCCGGACAAATACAGGCCATTACTTATTCACCGTTTGGGTTTGTGGCTCACGAGATGCTGATAGAGGCGGTATCCGTCAGTACCAATGGCAGTGATTTAGTCCTCTACGATGTTTCCTGTATCACTGGCCCGGCAATGGGGAGCTGGTCCAAATTCTTCTCGGGTATCCTGAAGCGCCAGGACAATTCCATTAAAGTGGGTGACGGCGCCCTTATAGTTTTATTACAACAGAGTGAGACAGTAGAACTAACCGAGGTAACAGCCATCTATGAAGATGAGTTCGCCGTCAGTGGACTTGTAAATCGCTGGCTCAACTCAGCTCCGATAGATGCCGGTAGTATCCATAATATCGAGCATGAAAGACTGGGCATGACTGAGGATACTATATATGAAGCATCTGTGACGGAGGATTATATATGGTCTTAGGTGCAAATTGTTTAGAATACGATGCCATCGACGACTTACTTTCGGTGAATGGTGTTTGTGCTGGAA